AAACAACAGGTAAATATCTTGCATAAATTTACATAATGTTTTTTAAATTGTTTTTGTCAAGAAGGAGTGGTTTTATAGCCACTCTTTTTTTTGTCTAAAAGTTAAATAAATGTTAAAGTTTATTTTTGTATTAATTTAATAGTTAGATTTGTACCATAATTAAAAACAAATAACAATGAAAGATTTATTAGACTACAACAGATTTAGAATTGAAACAATGCAAAGTAAAATTTGCGAATTAGAAAGTTTATTAAGTACATTAGAAACTTATTGCTTTGAATTAGCAGATGAACAATGCCCAAAAGAGTACAAAACAATTATTAAAAAAGAATTATATAACTTAAAAACAAAATAAGATGATAATGACAGATTACGGACCAGCTGAATTAAACTTAAATCAAAAACTATCTTTAATTCAAAAAGAATTTAAAGCAAACAAATCAAAATTTAATAGTTTTGGTAAATACAATTTTAGAAGTGCTGAAGATATATTAGAAGCATTAAAACCATTTAATGAAAAATATCAAGTTAGTTTTGTGCTAATTGAAAATATAATAACAGATAGTCATTTAGATATGCCAATTATAAAATCAATAGCTACAATTTTAGATAATAATGGTGTTAATGATATTTCAGCAAGTGCTATTGTAGGTGTAGATTTAAATCAAAAAGGAATGCAAGTTCCACAACAATTTGGTTCTGCTTCTTCTTATGCTAAAAAATACGCATTAGGTAACTTACTTTTAATTGATGATACACAAGATGCTGATGCAACTAATAAACACGATAAAGAAGTTAAAACAACTATTGAAGAAGATTTAAAATGGTTAAATAAAAATACACCAGAATTTAATAAAGCTATTGAATATTTAAAAAATGGTGGTAATATTGCAACTATTGAAAATAAATATAAATTAGCAAAAGCAGTTAAAGACGAATTATTAAAAGTAAAATAGGGAAGCTGAAAACTATATAGAGTAAGCAAATTTTAAATATAAAAAATATGAGTGCAATTATTAATGTGAGTTTGAGAGTAGACAAATTACCAAAAGAAAAATTTGTATCAGGTAAAGATGGTGCAGTTTATTACAACTTTACAGTTAGTGTAAATGATGAAGCTAATCAGTATGGTCAAAACGTTTCTTTAACTGATAGTCAAACACAAGAAGAACGTGAAGCAAAAAAACCTAAAGTTTATTTAGGAAATGGTAATGTAGTTTGGACTAATGGTGAAATTAAAACAGCACCTAAAAAAGACAAAGCAACTGCTGCTGAAGTAGAAAGTGATTTACCATTTTAAATTTAATAGGGAGTGTAAAAGCTCCCTTTTTTAACAAAAACAATGACAAAAGAACAAAAACAAGAAAAACGTTTAATGATGGAATTTATAGTTGATCAAGCTATATTAAATCCATTAGAAAAAATAGAACATCCAAAACCAGCAATATCATTTGGTGTTAAAAGTTATGAAAGTAAAGATGGTGAAATTATATTTCCAGTACCAATAGGAACTTATGGCAACTTTAGTTTTGTACAAGCACCACCTAAAAGTAAGAAAACATTTTTTGTATCATTATTATCAGCTATTTATTTAGCTGAAGATTTACCACAATTTTGTGGCGATTTAAAAGCAAATAGAAATGATAAACATTTAATACATTTTGATACTGAACAAGGTAATTTTCACGCTCAAATGGTATTTAAAAGACCATTAGAAATGGCTGGATTAAAGAACATAGATAAATACCATACATTAGCTTTAAGACAATATAGCTTTAATGATAGAATAGAAATAATTGAACACTACTTATATGATAGATTAGATGGTAAAGATATAGGTTTAGTTATTATTGATGGTGTTGCTGATTTATGTAGTGATGTAAACAATATTGAAGAAAGTAATAATGTAGTTCAAAAGCTAATGAAATGGACAAAAGAATTAAATTGCCATATTGTAACAGTTATACATTCTAATTTTGGAACTGATAAACCAACAGGGCATTTAGGTTCATTTTTAGAAAAGAAAACAGAAACACAAATTAGTTTAGAATTAAATACAGTTAATAAAGGATTAGTTAAAGTAAGTTGTAAAAGAAGTAGAAATGCACCATTTGAAGATTTTAATTTTAAAGTAAATAACTTTGGATTGCCACAAGTAGAAGGTGCTTTTTATGACCCATTAAAAGATATATTTTAAGATGAAAGACACAATGAAATACCACATAGAAGAATTACAAATATCTGCTGCAAGAATGCTAGTTTTAAATTCAGACAATTCAATGTTAATAAGTTATTTTAAAGATTTGAAAAATAAGTTACAATATTTGTATGAATTGAACGAAATGGATAACCAAGCAAACTGGAATGAAATACAAAATGCTTTTAATTCAATATTAAAATTAGATACAGAATTAACAGAAGTGGATTTAAAGATTAAAGTAAAAGAAGCACCAATACCAAAAACTGGTATAGTAACAATTAAAATGTATTAGTATGGAATTGTCTACAAATAAATGGTTAGAACAGGTTGCCCAACATCATAAAGAGTGGGTTAAAATTGCTAACCTTTATAAGGTAGATGATTATGCTGAAGATATTGTTCAAGAAGTTTATATTGCTTTATGGAAATATGCTGATGCTGAAAAGATAATTGATGCAAAAGGAAATGTTAGAAAAGGTTATGTTTTTTTTACAATTAAAAGTTTATGCTTTCAATATTTAAACAAACGAAATAAGGTAGATAAAATAGGAATAGATACTTTGTTTAATTTAAGTGATGAAAGCAATATAAATGAACATAAAGCATATAATGATATTTGTTTAATGATTGATGAAGAAATAGATAATTGGCATTGGTATGATAAAAAGCTATTTAAATTGTATAGGGATACAGATATGAGTATGCGTGATATTGCAAAAGAAACTAATATTAGTTTAATATCAATATTTCATTCAATTAAAAACTACAAAGAAGTATTGAATAATAAGTTTATGAAAGATTATCAAGATTATATTAATAATGACTATAACAACATATACTAATGGGAAGAAAAAAGAAAGCAACAGGGTTAGGTGATACTATTGAACAAATCACAGAAGCAACTGGTATTAAAGCAGCAGTTGAATTATTTAGCAAAGTTACTGGATTAGATTGTGGATGTGAAGAACGTAAAGCAAAACTAAACAATTTAATTTCATATCGTAGAAACGTAAACTGTTTAAAAGAAGATGAATATTTGTTTTTAAAAGTATTATACGATAATAGAACAAATCAATTAACACCAAAACAACAATACACAATTAAAGATATTTACTTAAATGTATTTAATGAAAAGTTAGAAAGTTCAAATTGTTCAAGTTGCTGGAGAACTATTTTAAGTGATTTACGAAAGGTTTATGATACCTATGAAATAAATGAATAACTGGAAAGAAATTGATTTATTTAACTATTTAGTGGAAAATGTTTATCCAGATTTAGTTAAAGCAAAAAATCAAATGAGTAGATGGGATTGTTACAGTCCATCAACTTCGCATAGAATTGAATTAAAATGTAGACAAGCACATTATAAAACTTTGTTATTAGAAAAAGTAAAATATGATGCAATGATAAAAGAATGTGAAAAGCATTTAGATATACCGGTATACATTAATTCAACACCAAAAGGAGTTTATAGTTTTAATCTACATTTTATTGAGCCAATTTGGGAAATAAACAATAAAAATCCAGCAACTACATATTTTAACAATAGAGAAAAAATAGAAAAAGAAGTAACATATTTAGAAATAACAAAAGCAAAACAATTATGAAAGACAACCCAATACAATTAGAATATTTAAAATCTGTATTATTAGCACAACTTTTATTAGAAGCAAATGAAAGTTTAATATTTACAACACAATACAGACAAACTATTAAGAATTTAATTAATAGGTTAAACAAAGAACTTGAACAAGTAGTGTTTGAAGAATATACAAAGGTTTACAAAACAGACCCAGAAATGACCACAAATATATTAAGGTCAATAGAAAACATTATAACTAAACTGCAAACATCAACAATAGATGAAATAGTTATGATTGATGCAGTAGTTGATAAATACAAAGAAAACAAAGAATGGTTTATGGAAAATGGTAATGCTGAATTTTTACGAATAGATGGCTAAAGTTAAAGAAGTAAAGTTTTCACCAACTGAACAAGATTTAAAAGCTATGGCAGTATGTTGGAAAAATGATTTAGCTTATGTTATTAAACCAGCAAAAAATGCAAACAGATATAATATAATAAAGTATCAAATAAGTAACTACAATGAAATATTTTATTATAAAGAAAACAATGTAAATGCAGAATTTACAGAATATGAAGGATTAAAAAAAACAATTGAATTATATAAGTTTCACGCTAAAAGATTTACACAATGACAATAAAACAAGAAGCAGTTAATTTAGTAGGCAAATTTCAAGATTTGGTATTAACAAATAATTATGATGAACCAGATTTTAAAAGACAAAAATTATCAGCAATAATAGTAATAGATGAAATATTAAAATTATTACCAACTATTGATTATGATAAACAAAGTGAAGATTATGAATTTTTATCAGATTATTATATACAAGTTAAACAAGAAATAGAGAACTTATGATACCAGTACATTACGACAACAAAAAGAATTACGATGTTATAGACTTTATTAAAGACTATGATTTAAATTTTAATGAAGGTAACGTAATTAAATATGTAGCAAGAGCAAAACACAAAGGCACACATATAAAAGACTTGGAAAAAGCAATAGATTATTTAGAAAGAGAATTACAACATTTAAGACAAGAACAAACACAATGGATAGAGAACAACAAATAAAGTTTGAAACTTTACAATTACAATTTATATTAACAAATCTATTAAAGAAAAGGGAAGCATTATATTTAAAAGGTTTAAATGATGAAAAGATAAACGATAAGATAAGAGTAATACAACACAAATTGCGATTTGCAAATTAAAAATTAGGATAGTTTAATAGCTATCTTTTTTTTATTTAAAATGTTAAAGTTTTGTTAAAATTTTAATAAGTTGTTTATAATTAAAAAATAGTAGTATATTTGTATAACAATTAACAATTTAAAAAAAACAATTATGAAAACATTATTAAAAGAATTTGCATTAGCATTATTATTATGGGTTGTATTTTTCACTGGTTCATTAATCCTTTTAAACGTAATTTAATATGAAAACACAAATTTTAACAAAATTAGATATACTTATAGATTTACAAAGTGAAGATAATATATATCAAATAACTTTACTTAATTCAATTAAGAAAGATTTAATTAACGAATGGAATGCATCAGATGATTATGCACAACAAATTAGAGAAGTATTAGATATGGATAACACTTATGATTTATTAAACAACATTAAAATTAGATAATATGATAACAACTTTTGACAACAAACAATGGGATAAACAAGAACTATTAGACAATATGTATGATGATAGTTTCTATTATGGTTATTTAGGTAAAAATGCTTTAAGTAGTTCATCAGCAAAGATGCTTATATCTTCACCTAAAACTTATAAATATGTAACACAATATGGTTCTGATGAAAGCCAAGCATTACGTGATGGTAAACTATTTCACACAATGATATTAGAACCACATAAGCTAAATGATTTAGTAATTGTTGATGTAGCAACTAAAGCAGGAAAAGAATACAAACTGGCAAAAGAACAAGGTTTAGAAGTATACACAAGAAAAGAATACAACGATGCTGAAAGATTAGTTGATGCTATGCTTAGAAATGATGAAGTAGTTTCATTAATGAGTAAATCACAAACTGAAATACCAGCTATTGAAATGATTGATGGCATTCCATTTAGAGCAAAAGCAGATATATTAAAGCCAAATATGATTATAGATTTAAAAACTACAACAGGTGTTAAAGACTTTAGATATAGTGCTGATAAATATAGCTACGATTTACAAGCATATTTATATAAAAAGATGTTTGGTGTTGATGACTTTCTTTTTGTTGCAATAGACAAAGGAAGTTTAGATATAGCAATATTTGAATGTAGTGATGAATTTTACGCTAAAGGTGAAGCAAAGTTAGAACAAGCAATATCTAATTATAAATATTTCTTTGGTGAAGAAGATATGGATTTAAATCAATATGTATTAAGAGGAATATTATAAGCTATGAAAATAAATTTAACACATAAAATAAACAATGATAAGTATACAGAATATATTTATGAAGCATTTGATATACAAAACAAAGAACAATCAAATGTAATTGTTGAAGCTAATTTAGAACATTTACCTAAAGAATGGAACATAGGTGTTGTTTATGGTGGTTCTGGTACAGGTAAAACTACTATATTAAAAAACTACTTTAAAAAAGAAATGGACAAATCATATTTTGATAATTCTAAATCTTTAATCAGTAACTTTGATTGGTTAGAACCTAAAGATGCTACATTTTTATTATCAGCTATGGGTTTAAGTTCTGTACCAACTTGGTTAAGACCATTTAATACTTTGTCAAATGGTGAACAATACAGAGCAAATTTAGCTTATATTGTAGGAAGTGCATCAGAAAATGAAGTTATATTAATTGATGAATATACATCAGTAGTTGATAGAGATGTTGCTAAAGCTATGTCTAATGCTTTACAAAAGTATATTAGAAGAACTAATAAAAGAATTGTTTTAGCATCTTGCCATTTTGATATTATGGAATGGTTGCAACCTGATTGGATATATTCACCATCTAAAGGGCGTCTTGAAATAGCGCCATCACTTCGGCAACCAAAAATTGAACTTCAGATTGTTCGATGTAGATATGAAACTTGGAACTTATTCAAACAACATCATTATTTAACTGAAGATTTAAATAAAGCTGCTAATAATTATTTAGTTTTATGGAATGAACAACCAATTTGTTTTATAGGTGTATTACCTTTTCCTGGTGTTGGTGATGAAAAAACAAGAAGAATTAGTAGAATAGTAGTATTGCCAGATTTTCAAGGTTTAGGATTAGGTAAAAGCATTTTAAATTATATATCTTCATTATATGCAAAAGAAGAAAGTACAATGTATATTAGAACAATGTCACCAGCTTTAGGATTAGCTTTAGCAAAAGATAAAAATTGGATTGCAACTTCTTCAAATTTAAAAATACCTGGACAGGATTCAAGTGGTAGAAAAATGATTGAAAGACCAAGTTATAGTTATAAATATATTGGTGAAATATCAAATGATGATAGTTCAATAATTAAATTTAAAAGTGAAGTTTATAAAGATGTAGCACAAAATCAAATATCAATGTTTTAATGAATGATATAGCAACAGAACATTATAATATTACATTATATGAAATAGAGCAAGGAATGACTATTGAACAAATAAGGTTTATATTAAAAGAATATGAAGCAGCAGAATTATATGAAGAATGTCAGGGAATACATTTAGCATTAGAAATAGTATTATTTAACATACTAACAGAATTAATAAAACAAAGTAAAAAACAAAAAATAAAAATTAGATGGAAACGCAAATAACATTACAATTAAAAAAAGCAATACAAGAAATAACAGGTGTAGATATAAATGAAGTTACACGTAAAAGAGAAACAATAGAAGCACGTGCAATCTACTATAAAGTATTAAAGCAAATAGATAAAAAGAAGTCATTAAAATCTATTGGTGCATCAGTAGGAAAAGACCACGCAACAGTATTACATTCATTAAAGAACTATGATATGTTTGAGCAGTTTAATCCAACACTAAAACTATTCAGAAAACAAATAATGCAAAAATTAAATTATAAACCAATAGAATACTTTGGTAATATATCTAATGAACAAGAAATAGAAAGATTAAATGTTTATATATTTAATATGGAACAAGAAATAGAAAGTTTAAAAGAAACAATTACTAACCTACAAAAACCAAGAAACAATTACAACATAGTAAACAACATACAACAATTACTAATAGAAACAGAAGGTAAAGAACAACAAGAATTAATTATAGAAAGATTACAAGCAGTTTATAGAATGAATAAAAACATTAAACTTTAATAAGATGAGAATAGAAACAAACTACACAGACAAATTTAGTTTAGGAATTGTAATTGGTAAAAATGAAATATCAATAGCATTAGTATTAGTAATAATAGATATAAAATTTTAATTTATGGCAGATATAGCAAAATGTAATGACGCATTATGTCCATCAAAAAAATACTGTTACAGGTTTACAGCACCAGCATCAGAAGTATGGCAATCGTATGGAATGTTCAATAGAGAAAGTGATGCAGATAATTGTGATATGTTTTATCCTAATGGTAAATGTAGATATTGTGATTTAGAAAATGATAATCACAAAATGAGTTGCCCAATAATGAAAATACAAGTAAAATTATGACACCAAAACAAAAAGCAAAAGAGTTAGTAGATAATTTTTATCAATTAGCAGAGAATATTGAATGGACAACTGACAATGAAACAAAAGAAAAATCTGGAAAATTTAATGATGAATTAGGAAATGATGTTTTAATTTACTGGAATGAATTAGCCAAACAATCTGCATTAATAGCAGTTGATGAAATATTAAATCAATTTACTTGGAGTCCATCTAATGGTACATCTTATTGGCAAGAAGTTAAAAAAGAAATAGAGAACTTATGAGACTAGGAGATAAACTAGAATACTTATTTAGAGTAACCGGTATTCAGTGGATAGTAAAAAAAATATATCCTAACTGCAACTGCGATAAGCGAAGAGACAAGTTAAACGAATTTAAAATAAATAGAAAATGAAACAAACAGTAGTAGAATGGTTAGAGAGTTGCTTAACAGAGCAATATCAAAATGGTTCATTTGTTTGGAACACAAAAGCAGATATAGAAGCTTTATTTGAACAAGCCAAAGAAATGGAAAAGCAACAGCAAGATGAATTTGCTATTGGATTTGGTCAATGGTTAGTATCTAATTGTTATAGTGAAGATGATATTTATTGGTGGTTAATTAAAACTGGAGGAGATGTTAGAAAAAGCACAGAAGAACTATTAGAAATCTATAAAAAAGAAAAAGGATTATGACACCAGAACAAAGAGCATACATACTATATAACAAATATACAAAAGCATATAATAGATTTGTTGTAGCTGGTTATATCAAACAAGGTAGAACTGATTGGAAAGAAATAGCTATTGAATTAGCAAAGTTGTATAAACAATAAATAAAAACTATTATTTTTATAATTGAATAAACAAAATTTATCAAGTTATGAGTAACAACAATTATGGTGGCAAAAGAGAAGGTGCTGGTAGACCATCAAAAGCAGAAGAAGTAAAACTAATTGAAAGATTAAAACCATTAGAAGAAAAAGCATTTAAAGCATTAGAAGCTGGATTAGATGCTGGTGATTTTAAATTTACACAATTATTTTATAATTACTATGCTGGTAAACCAAGAGAAACAAAAGATATAACTGTAAGTAATGAACAACCTATCTTTAATATTGATTTAGATGAAGTTTAAGACACTATCTTATGGAGTTTATATTAACTACTGCAATTAGAAAGTTATTACGTTTAAAGAAGCGTATTAAAGTTATTAGAGGTGGAACATCAGCTGGTAAAACATTTGGTATTCT